TAAGCATTCTAGCATTGGCGCTGGGCTACATCTTCGACCGAGAATGAGTGCTCAATTAATCGAATCGCTCATGGAGCGCATCCATGTACTAACACAAGAAAACAAACGACTAACAAATGAGAATCAGATTAAAGAAGAGACAATCAAACGGCTGGGTAGGCAGGTTGCGGAAGGTAGATCCACGGGAGTGGAGATCACGGATTATGGAACTGCCGGTGAAGCTGCAAGTGTTTGTGGCGCAGATCGTGTGGTGGGATTACTTTGCAGACAAGACGGTGCCGAACCGTTGGCCGGAGATGGACATGTGGCTCCGCGCACATCCTAGCACTTTTCGCAAGGAAATGTGGCCCTCAAACGAGGAGATGATCGATGCATTAATCAGCATCGGGTACGAGAACAAGACTGCACACCGTCGAATGGGAGTCAAATTCGCAGCATGAGCGTACAACTACAACAATACATGGACGCACACAACCGTCAGGCCGAGATGATCGGCAACCTTAAGGCCGAGCTTATCATGCACAGGCATCTTGCCGTACAGGCGGCATCAGCGATCGAGCAGCTCAAGCATTGCCTGCTCAAGCACTACGATGCCCATTCAGCGTTTCCAAACGACCGAGCTGCACTGCTTGACGCTGACCTTGTGTTGGCTGAGGCGTATAAGCTGACGCAGAAGGAGGCGAAATGAAACTCATCCAAAACAGACTGCGGTTCTGCGAGGCATTTAAAGCTATGCTTGAACAGCCGCACAAGATTGGCATCAGACTCCCTATGTGGAGGGGCGCGTATATCGGGCTGCTCAGGTTTGAGCGTAAGCTGGATAAGAACGGAAAGACATGGGAGAAGCTCTATTACACGAGCGATCCTGCTGATCTCAATCCGCGCTTAGGTGCAGACGAGCTACTCTCGGAGGAGTGGGAGACTTACGAAGTATGACCGAAGAACAGACTGCTTACATTAACGCTAGAAAGAAACTGGAACAGAAGCAAAGAAGGCTAAGTAAGCTGCAGGCTTTGTTTAACAGAGTTCAATCGCAAATCGATTATGACAAAATAAAAGTGGAAGCACTTGCGAGACAATTAATGGATAAAATTTACAAACCATGACAAACGAAATTGTTACTTACATGATTGGAAGAAGAGATGCAGATGGGGAATTTTGGTGTTCTGGTGAATTTTCCGATCGAGATCAAGCATACGGAGCATGGGCTGACACAACAAAAACCGTAAATGTAAATGAACACATTGAGCTAGTTATGTGCGTGAAGGTTTTTAAAACATTGGAAACGCATTTTAGAACTGTAAACAGGGTGACCCAACCATGACAGACGAACAAATTAACCAACGCATTGCGGAAGCGTGTGGTTGGCGTGACCTTGCGATTGAAGGCGAATCTGGCTTTTACAAGGGCTTTGACAATGGCTTAGAGTTACGCCCAGACCTGCCAGATTACGTTAACGATCTCAACGCAATGCATGAGGCGGAGCAACATCTTTGGCGGAAGGATTGGTTCATGCGCTACGATTACGTTGACGAACTTGGAAAGTTACAAAATCCACACAACTGGCAACGCATGGAAGCGAGCGACATGTTAGACGCAACAGCCCGCCAACGCGCAGAGGCATTCTTGCGGACGCTAGGCAAATGGGAAGACCAATCTGGTGACGCCACCGAAATGGTGAAGGAGGTGCAGAAGTGAGCGACAACATCGAGAAACTCAAGGAGCATTCACAGATGCTGGGGCGCATTGCCTCATATGTTGAAGACTTTGCCGAGAGCGACGAGGACACGACAGCCATTTGCGTGCTGCGCCTATTGGCCCGGTATCACCAGATGGAGGCCGACTGCATGTGGGACGCGATTAAACATGAGGAGACTCGGAAATGAGGCCGTTTGAAAACAGACGCAAGTTGTGGGTGTACCGAATGGAGCAACTCAGCGGGTGTGCGCCCCTCGACTTCAAAATGGCCCGGTACATCGAGAAGCTCAATATACGCAATCCAGACCAGCTTCGCTACGCACTTGAGCACAACCAACAGGTCATCTGGGTTGGGATGAAAGCCATGAACAGGCTGCGGGCGCTGGTTGGCATGCCGTTAATCGAGCGTAAGCATTCGTGGAAAGATGAGGCTAAGCGGTTGTATGCGCTTTTAGACGAGGCCGGACTAGAGTACGTTAAACAAAAATGACACCAGAACAAGCCATAGCCACAGAGATGCTCCTGCTTCAGGCTGAAAAGGAGATTTCAAAATTGAAAAATGAAATTCAAATTTTGAAAAAGGAACGTGAAGAGGAAGCTGACATCCAGCTTCGCATCGCGCTCAAGGCGGATCACTACTACATGCAGCTCCAGGCCATCCGTGAGGCTGCCTTTGGCGACATCACCGGGATCACGGCTGAGGACTTGTCATTCATGGAGGAGCGAGAGTGAGCGACAACCCAAAACGCAAGAAGCGCAACGCCGTGTACCGCTCGCCAGAGAGCAGGGCACGGCAGCTTGCCGGGTTGAGTGGCGTGAAGATCGAGAAGCATGTGCCTGGGGTTGTAATGGAGAAAGTGAACGGACAAGGGGCGCTTGCGGGCATTCCACCGGAGATACAGAAGAAGGTGCTCGATCTGTTCATCACCGGGCAACACTCGAGAGCCATTGCCATGCAGCTCGGTATCTCCGAGCGAAGTGTAGATGAGATCAAGGTGAGTGCGCTCGACATGGACTCGCAGTTCCGTAATGCGTACTTCAACACGAACCTGAAGGCGAAGCTGCAAAGTGTCATCGATGGTGCTGCGCAGCGGGTGATGGAGCTTATGCCCGAGATGAGCGCAAAGGACGCTGTGCTGGCGCTAGGGATCACACTGGACAAGTATGCTAACCTAGAGAAGAACAAGGTGCCGGATCAGCTGCACCAACATGTGCATTTGCACACGAATAACGACATCTCTGCCGCTTTCATGGCGGCCCTTAAGCCGCCGAAAGCCCAAGACGAACATGTTGGAACGATTGAAAACGAGTGATGCGATGGCAGAGCAACCTTGTAAATCAGAAGTCAGCCTTCCAAATTTCAAGCTAGATTCGAAATTGCTTTTGGAGATTCCAAATTCAAATTTGGTTTTACCGAACGGGATTGATTTGGCCAACGAGGTGCTCGACCTGCGCGATCTTACCGAGCGGTATTGGCGCGTGATCACGGCGCAGCATGTCAGGATAGCACGCTTGGAGAGCGAACTATGTGCCAGGACTGCGCAGCTCTAGAGGAAGAGGCAGAGTTTTATGCGAGTGAAGCTGCGAAGTGGAAGCGGATGTATGTGCTAGTGCATAGGCGTGAGACGGCACTGGCGCAGAGGCTCCGGGTGCTGCTCCAGAGCTTGCGCCAGGTTGCGCGAGAGGCGCGAGGGTTGGGGCGGAATTAATTCCGTGGAATTCGACGGGATTTGAGTAGCGTAGCGTGAAACGTTACGTTGCCACAGTGGCCTGATGGCCCTCCGCAAGCCTCAAAGGCCTTTTCTTCGGCGTGAGAGGCATCATAGGCACTGACGTGCATTATTTCTTCCTCTGTGCCGTCTTCGTAGCGTGAAACGATTTTGACTCTGTAGGTTTTCATATGTGCTTTTGGTTTTGGTTTTGGTTCTGTGTATCTGAAATCAAATTTGGTTTGCTGATTCCAGATTTCAAAATCAAAATGGTATTGGTGAATTGAAAATCAAAATTGGTTTTCTAAATTCAAATTTCAAATTTGGTTTTGGCCTGGGCAAACCGAAAGCCGAAAACGGCCTGGGTGATGCGACGATGCGGGTATGGGTATGGGTGCGTGCGTGCGTTTGGCGTGAAAAAGACGCGAAAAGGGGTGCGAATCGGCGCAAAAAGAGCCGAAAAGACTGAAGGGAAGTAGGTTAAAGTGGCGCAAAAGCCTAGGCTCCGAGAAGCCTAGGCGCGCTGTACGGCGTCTACTCCGTGGAGTAGGTCACATTGACTAGGATGCCTTCAGGCTGGAATCCCATGAATTCATGGCAAAAGTACGGGCCTCGCCCCTTGTAGCTTGGCAACGTCTTTTTGAGTGCGTCCCAAGCTGCGTGAGCAACGTCCGAGGTCATGTATCTCACGCCAGAGACTGGCACAAGGTACGATGTCACATCGTAGGTTGACTGCGTGCGGTCGTCTTTGATGCGAGTGCGTTTTTCCCAGTTGATGGCTCTCATACTCCCATCCCTTCTAATGCACGCTCAATCTCATCGGCGAGCAACTCGGGGTTGTACCCGTCAAATAGATCCGACATGGACGCTGCTGCTCCGTTCGCATCGGCTCGCCACAAGCGTGACAAGGCCGATTCTAGGCGCTGCGGTAGCGTATAGGGTAGGATGGTGAACTCATCGTCGTCAAAGCGCAGACGGGCCTGATAAAGCGCGCTAGGTTCGCTGGTGAAGACTTCTGGCTCGGTGCCTTTGCTGGTTTGGATTCGGTAGTACATAGGATTAGTTATTGCGAATTGCGACACGTTGACGGTGCTCATAGGCCTCTTGAACCCAAAGCGCGATGTCTTTGCAATCTGCGATGTACTCTTTCTCTGTCATGTCGGAGTTGCGATAGCGTTTATCAAGCTGGTCTTGCATCCGCTCTGCCCAATACTCAATTTGTGCTTCGGTCATAGGTTGCGTGGTCATATTTGTGTTAAGCGAGTTCGTCCATTAATTCGGTATCGATGTTGACATGGCCTTCCATGCGATGCGCGTCCTCTTTGGCTCCGTTAACGGCCTCAATAGCGGCCTCGATGGCTTTCATGGCGTCATCCATAAGGGAAAGCCGCATGTCGGTGTTTTCGTGAAACCAGATGGCGGCCTCTAGAGAGGCTTTAGCTTTGATTAGTGTGGGAATTCTCATGTGTTTGTTTAGTTGGATGCTAGTGGAGTCTATAGGTGACAGTCTGAACGTCTTTGTTCCAGCAGGCGCGACAATCGCCGCACTTGTTTCCTTGCGTAGGCGCCGGACATGTACCCGCCGTTGATGAGACTTCGCTTGTGGTGACGCCTAAGCCCTCCGCTAGGCTGTTGGGCCCAGCTTTATCTACCATATAGGCGGACAAACGCACCGTCAGGTTTGGAGGGAATGAGCCGAACAATTCAACGTACTCGGAGACGATGCCGTACTCCTTTGTGGGGAGCCAAAACTGTATCTCTGGCAAAGCGATAGCGATGCGGACAATTGCTTTCAGCGTCTTAATGCTCTGAAGGTCGCCACTATCGAACCAACGAAAGAATCCGCTTTTTTCTGTGCTGCGAATCTTCTCGATCATGGCTGGCACCCATTCAGGCGACTCCATTAGCGCCAAGCGGGCTTGCAAGGTGCGCTGTACGTTAGGCATGCGGTAGAACCCTTTCAGGGCGTAGCAGCCATGGCAGACGGAACCCTCAACCTGTGCGAGCTTCGATCCGGTTTTGCATGCTAGGGCTGGAACGCTCCAACCTTGGCAAGGCATTTTGGAGGGCTGTGATAGTGTGATTTGCATATGGTTTTTTGTAGTGTGTTTGTTTGGAGCGTCTTTACTCCCTACTGCGCCCCCGTAGAGACGCAGTGTGGGAACCTAGGCGAGCCGTTTGCCCGTGCGTCCACAATAAGCACGGACGTCACTTGTTAGCGTGCGGATTATCTCCGCTTGTGAGTAGCGCCCCCAACGCACAGCGTCTTTTCGCGTTGTGGAGGTTGTGCGCCAGTCTCCGCTTGTGCTGAGGGCCATCCAACGGCGCTTATGGGTTGGGCGGATTATAATTACAGCATGCGGATCATTTACGGCGAGAGCTGCGCGGATGGTGAGATAAGCTTGTGGGTTTTTCTTCATAGTGCTCATTTGTAGTGTGTTAGGTTGTCTGAGTTTACTTGCGATTGCTTTTGCGCCAGTCACAATAGACTGACGCCAAAAGGGAAGCTGCGATGAGCACGCAGCCCGCAGATGCGAGCATGAGTGCAAGGCGCACATATGCAATGTGTTCTAGTGTGTTCATTGAGTCGATTGACATAGGATTAGATTGGTTAAGGTTGGACTAACGTGGGTAAAAATAGCGTTGCGTGATACGATGGCAATAAAAAAGCGACGATGGGTAAAGATTAGTGCGTGTTCTGGCGAGTGAGTGCGGCTCGGTGAGTGCACAGGCGACGCGATCGTGGTACGTGCTGCGGAGTGCGTGCGGAGTCGGCGGGAATACCCTAGTGCCGTAGTAGGGTATTAATGCGTTACAGCCCTCGGATTGTATACAATCACCGTGCGTGCGCGTGCACGCCGGCCAGCGCCCCTCGCAAGCGCCGTGCACCGCCCTTTTGACGCCCCCCGAGCCGCAATCCGGCCACCCCGACAAGCTACACTTGACCGACCCTTGCAAGCCGTTGAACTCGAGCGGCTTGGCCATAACGCAATACAACACAGGTCAAATGGAATGGGATTTGACTCTGTAAACCGGAAGGCAGGGGGGGCGGGGGTCGACCAGGCTCGACCGGCGACGACGGCGACGCATAGCCCCCCTCAGACTTTTTTTCGCCAACTGGCCCCCTTCGCGCTCGGCTCGCGCACCCGTCGCCATGCTACGCTACACCTTGCTTGTGTAATTGGCCGAGCCAGTGTACCGTCGTTCGTATTATGACCAAGTACACACTCAGCGAGAAGACGGTTAAGCAGCACTTAGGCCCGGCGTATCGGCCTATGTCGTACAAGCAGGACGTGGATTACATCGAGCGGAAGGCGTTTCGCGGTGTGCGCCGTATTTATCGCAGTGACCTGTTGGATGGCACGCTGGCTTGTGATGTGGCCGAGCAGGAGCAGCCTGTGGAGGAGCTTGTGCCGGTGGTACAGGTGACACCTGTGCCAGAGCCGCAGCAGTTGTCGGTAAGTGATGTGGTTACGGAACAGACGATTGTTATGTTATATCCGAATAGTCGTTGGGTTAAGACTGATATGGCTGACAAAGTGTTTGTGGGTGCTAGAGGGTTTAACTTTCGCAAAGGACAGAAGATTCGGGTTAAGAACAAGACCATATGCATAAGGTGACGCTCAAAGACAAGTTGGCGGTATATGACACGCTTAATCGGCTTAAGAGTAAGTTTAAGTCGCTTATATTCGCATTAAGCGCAGGTTATGTGCTGCATATCGCGCTTAAGTGTGTGTTAAGCTTGGTAAGCGCCGAGTATACGCCGCTTAACACGTTTGAGTTGGCTATACTTTGGATCATCTGTTCTTAAGCTAGAGCTTACTTCTTACTGAGTAGTTAAAGTTAAGCTTTATCTTACACTCTATTTCGTGTTACCGTTCGCACTAGGCTTTGCCCAGATGCTCACTCTCGCAGCTAACGCTGCTCACCGACGGAGATAAACAATCCGGCAAGGAGAGTTGCGAGTGAGCATAGTACCCCCAAGACTCAGCATTACTGCCTATCTTGGGGGAGTACTATACAAAAATGAGATTAACGATCCGTATAAGTGTCGTCGTTTCGTTTCGCAATTACAGTCGTGAGTGATGGCTACCCGTTCGGGAAACTCTTGCCATTCTCGTAGGCGTGACTGTCAGTACTCTGCAACTTTGAGACCGAAGCAGATGTTTAATCCAGCTCAAGAGGGATAGCTGGAACCATTTAATCGCCTGTGCGTCCGATGTTTCAGGTGGTGCAGAGGGTACACGGTCGCCTATTTGACGACATGGGGAATATAGGTCATGTTGATGGGAACGTCAACAAGTATGGATGAAAAAAATCAGGAAATTATCGAGAAAGTTTTAACCTACAAGCTGGAGGAACATCCAACGCTCCCGGCACCCAATAAGCGGCAGCGGCTGGAGATGATTGAAAACATTGGCCCGGAGAAGGTGCTTGATCTGTTCTTGATGCGGGAGAACAAGATTAAGGCTGAGCAGAACGATCCGATGCGCTATGGGCACGAGCTGCCGCACTGGCCCGATGCAGATAAGCTGCTAGACCGCTATAATGAGCTAGTCGTCCTTGGGGGGAACCGATGCCTGGCTGGGGAGACAAAGATCACAGACGCCAAGACTGGCAAGAAACTGCGCGTAGATGCCATCAACAAGCCGTTTCATGTTTTAGCCATAGAAGAATCAACCGGGCAGGTTGTGACGGCTAAGGCTGAGGTTCCATTTAAGAAAGAAAGTGCGGATCTGTTTGAGGTAAAGACAAACCTTGGAACATCGGTCACTTGTTCAGGGGCGCACCTTGTTTTGTGCAAAGATAAAACGTGGATGCCTATTTCGAAGCTGTCTGCTGGATCTGAGCTTTTTCATTTATGTGAAGACCTTAAGATAGAATCGGTGCAATTTGTACGGAACGACGTTGTGTGGGATTTTACGGTTCCAGTATATCATAACTACATACATGCAGCGATAACCCATCACAACAGCGGAAAAACTGAGTACGCTGCCAAACGGATGGCCCAGGCTTTTGTGGGCACTGACCTCAACGGCCATACACCCGGCTGGATTAAGGAACGTCACGGGAAACGGAACATCCGCATCTGGTGCCTGCACACGACCCACATGACAAGTGTGTCTGCCCAACAGAACGTCTTTTACAAGTACCTTCCGCCTGAGATACGGAACATCAAACGTACTAATCATACACAAATTAGTTTTAGCCAGAAGAACGGGTTTAGCGACAATACGGCGGTGTACATGGGTAACCAGATCTGGTTCCTTAACTATGCCCAGGACATTAAGGTGGTTGAAGGTGGTGAGGTGGACTACGTCTGGTGCGACGAACTTGTGCCGCAGAACTGGCTCGACACGCTGCGCTACCGTCTGGTGACCCGGTCCGGGAAGCTGATTGTCACCTTTACGCCGGTGCAAGGGTACACCCAGGTTGTGAAGGAGTACATCAACAGTACCAAGGTGACGGCTACCCGCAAATCTCCATTATTACCCAATAACAACGTCTTGACGGTTCCGAAAGGCGAGATGCCCTATCAAGCGGAGAACTTGTATGGTAGACATGCCTGCATCTGGTATCATACGGAACTTAACCCGTACAACAACTGGGAGCGCATGAAGCAGGAGCTTTCGGGGCGCTCCAGCCATGACATTAAGATCCGCGCTTATGGTTGGGCTGACCAGACGGCTGGAAGCGAGTTTCCCATGTTTGGCGACCATAACCTGTGGAAGGGAGACGCTGAGGAAATTATTCCTGATGGGAGCAACTATATGGCTGTGGACCCGGCAGGGGCGCGGAACTGGTTCATGCTTTGGGGTAGAGTAGATAAGTACGGTATATTATGGGTCTATCGGGAATGGCCGGATCAAAGCTATGGGGAATGGGCGCTTCCTAGTGACAAGGCGGATGGTCGGGCTGGCCCGGCACAGAAGGCTGGAGCAGGAAGGGGTGTGAACGAGTATACTGACTTGATCTGGAGCCTGGAGACGGCTGGAGATAAGCGTGAGATGATCGTGGAC